ACCTGCTGGAAACGAGGCAATCTCATTAATTACTTCATCAGCCCATCGAGTAAGAGGAGCCCATACTTTACCAGAAGCAAAAATATCAGCCACCGCATTAAGTCTTGATATCTTATCTTGTCCGCGTGAAGGTGTAAACTCTTGTACAGGTACGCCCATACGTCTTAACTCGTATATTAACGGTGCTCCTGAAGCTTTTTTCTCAACAATAACCCCGTCAGGCTCCCACTCTTGATAAAACTCTAAAGTCCGTTGCTTTAAATCAGGGAACTCTAGCCGTTCTCGCCATGCCTCTAAAAGTATTAAATTTGGTTGATCTCCGTCTTCAGGATTGTTCCAAACACCAAATATCACAATGGCACTATAGTCAGCACTGGTCTTTTTCTCAAACGCCGTATCCATTGACATCAACAAAAAGTCACAATCAGGGGGATCTTTTTCCTTCCATTCTTGCCACCACTCTCTCTTGATTATGGCTGTTGCTTCTGATGTAGGTTGTTGTTGATACTGTGCTTGCCATTTACTTGCTGGAATTTCGTTACGTACAGCTTCAAGTTCTTCAATGTTCCAAAACTCAGGCCATAGTGGCTTGCCACTGGGTAATATAGCAGGGAACTCAACAACCTCCCATTTGTCGCCGCCATTCATAGCAGAGTGCTCTAAAATCTGTCCTGTAAGGTCTCTCATGGACCATCGGGTCATAACGATAATAATGGCTCCGCCAGGCTGTAACCGCTGTCTTGGACCTGATGAATACCAACTAAAGACCTTATCGTAAACTTCAGGGTTAAACTGAGCTATAACGGCTTCACCTTCTGAATGAGGGTCATCAATAATGAGCAAATCAGCACCCCGCCCAGTAACGGTGCCACCAACACCAGCAGCAAAGTACTCGCCATTAAAGTTTGTATTCCAGCGTCCCGCTGCCTTGGAATCCGTGCGGAGCTCGACTTCTGGGAATATTCGTCTGTATTCATCTGAGTTTACCAAGTTACGTACTTTACGACCAAAACCCTCAGCTAACTCAGCAGTATTGCTTATCTGCATTATCTTTTTCTTAGGAAACTGCCCTAAGAACCACGCGGGTAATAAATAAGACGCAAACTCAGACTTGGTATGCCTCGGCCCAAGATTAATAATAATTCTTTTCTTTTCACCACGAGCAACAGCCTCAAAAAGCTTTGCTATGCGCCTATGGTGCGCACCACTAATAAAGTCAGGCCACACTGAATTAACAAAGGCTATATAGTCTTTTCTGGCATGGGCTCTTTCTTTACGGGTGTTTAGTTCTTGTATAACGTCTAATAAAGCTGCTTTTTCCGCCAATGGTGCGGCACTAATAAGGGCATCAAAATCTTCTGGGCTAAAGTCCTCAAACACCTACTACCGTCCCTTCAATAACCTTTTCGTCTGATTTATTGAGATATCTTTGCATTGCTTGGCGTAGGGTCTTCTCTAACTCGTCACTTGTTTTATGGGTAACGCTAAGTTCTGTTTTCTCCACCATGAGGCCCACGGTGCTGGTTTTAGCTAGAGTGTCTAGCGCAGATTTACTTATTTTTGGATCGGGATCATTAGCTTGTTGTACTAATTTAGTCAGAACGAAGTTCTGCCATTGTCCCTGTGTTGTAGGCAAGTCAAAGTTGTATTGCCCGAAGTGCTTTTTTAAATATTTTTCAGCTGCAAGTGATGGGGCACTTGTTAATTTTACGCCTTCTTGTGCGGTTTTCTCCGCCCATTTTTTATCCTCTTCTGTTGGAAGCAAAGGTAAGTCGGCAGGGTGATTTAGTTCTTGAAATTTTAGATCCGCAAAAACGTCTTGTGCGTTAACACTAGGTACACCTAGAGGGATTTCAAAGTCATCTGTAGTTTTATTTTTTGTCATGTTCGCAGAACTCGGAGTTCAGATGGTGGAAGCGTAATGGATACAGGACGGGATGTCAATGAAAATTTTTATATAAAATTTTTTGGTTTTTGTTTTTAAAAAGGCATGGGGGGTGTTTTGTGGAAAACGTAGTTTTTGTAGGGTTATTGTGTTTTGGGTTTACGTTTTTATTATGGGGGCTTTACGTTTTTATTATGGGGGCTTTACGTTTTTATTATGGGGGCTTTACATTAGTTTTTGTAGGGTAATTATGTTTTGAGATTTTGATGGAAATTTTGGGATTAAGTGAGTGGAATATAGTTTATGCGCACCTGCCGGGACGTTAAATGCCAGCGGGGGGTTACCCCATGGGTGGGGTCAGCAGAGCAGTCATTCTGCCCAGGCGACGGAGTTTTGACGTTAGCCACGCTGCATAACGTGATTCAATTGATTGATAATATTTATTTGCTTTAGACTGATTTAATGTGTTAAGGTTACGTGTCGTTTGGTTTTACCGAACTGTTTATAACTTAACTAATGAGAATCTTATTATGTATTTAAATATAGATCAGAATCCAAAAACTATTAAAGGACAAAAACAAGGATATTTAACAGGGGTATTATATTTAGCTCCTTATAATTTAGCTGGCATTAATATGTGTCCTATGGCTGAAATAGCTGAATGTCATGAGCCTTGTTTAAATACAGCGGGGAGGGGGGCATTTACAAAAACACAAATAGCAAGGATAAATAAAACGAAAAAATATCACGCTGACAAGCAATTGTTTATGACTCAAATAGCAAAAGATATAAAATCTTTAATACGAAAAGCAGATAGACTTAAGTTTATCCCTATTGTTAGATTGAACGGCACTACAGACGAACGCTGGGAAAACGTTAGTTTTACATATGATGGCATAGAGTATAAAAACATTATGGCGATGTTCCCAACTATACAGTTTTACGACTATACGAAAATACCAAATAGAAAAAACATCCCTGATAATTATGATTTAACATTCAGTTATAGCGGGGTTAAAAATTACGAGTCTTTTGTTAAAATGGCAATAGAGAAAAAAGAGCGTATAGCCGTCGTATTTAGGTCAATATCTGCGATCCCTAAATCATTTTTAGGGTTACCCGTTATAAATGGCGATGACTCAGACATACGGCATATTGACCCTAAAAACACAATTGTTGCATTATATGCAAAAGGTAGAGCAAAAAAAGACTATAGCGGTTTCGTAGTTGGATAAGCAAACCAAATAAAACCGATCCAAGGGGCTAACAAGCCCCTTTTTTGTGCCTGCAATCTTTAAGCAGTCATATCCTACTCAAACCGCCAATTGAGCGAGGTAGCACATTCTTTATTGAACGAAAAAGAAAAAGTAATGCTAGGGTTTAGGTTTTAAATTATCGGGGCTTAAATCGATTATTTTTATATCCACACGCATTTAGTTGGCTGTGGTAGGATCAGCACGGCTCAGAATTATATTTTATAGTGCTACATGGTGCGGATCATTTACGTTTATTACGCTTGTTATGTAGGCTTAAAAATGGTTTGTACAAAAAAGACAATAAGGCAATTTGATGGCAATACCCAGCAGGGGCTGGGGCTGGGGTTATTTGTTAAGTTATATTATTATTATTAAAATAAATATATATATATATTCTAGACTTTTTAAAAATTCAACCTTACTAAAAGTAGGGTTATTTGGAGTTACCAATTTTTCAATCTAAATATAAATACTCTCTCAGATTTTAAATTATTTTATCATTCCCTCTAAACATCACCCCACACCCTGCATAAACTCTATATTCCCCCACCCAATTGACAACACCCCTAATTTGTACAACTCAATCCTCAACGACGTTACAAACCACTTTTTTTCAAGCACAGATACAGTACGGCAATACATGCAGAGATTGTTAAGTTAATTAATTATTTTTTCAGCAGCGAAAACCTCTACAGCCCGCATGAAACCTGGATTCTTCATTTTAAAAACCCAAAAAAGATTGCTTTGTAAAGCTCTGAATAAAATAATTAATTGACATTGTTGTAAATCGTAACTAAATTGCACCTAACTTCTGAAGTGTCCAGAATTGTTAAAGCTTTTGTTAAGGTAGTAAATTAAATAAGATATGACACTAAACATCATTGTAATGTAGATTAATAGTCTGTTACAATGTACTATACAACTATAAAAGAGGATGGAAAAATGAAAGTAATCAAAACAAAATATGTAAAACCGACCGATACAAAAGGGTCAAGGATAAAGGCAATTGCTGGAGGTTTTAGCGTTATTGTGCCGTATGATTACGCCTTATCCGATGTTGACCTGCATTATAGTGCGGTCAAAGCATTGGTGCTAAAACACAAACTTGATTGGGACATATCCGACATGGGTTACGGCTCAGATAATGGGGGATATTATTTCACTTTTAAAGACTCCAAAGTAGGGTAAGAAGATGAGCAACATAAACGTCCCAAGGGACGCAATGAGCACAACATGCGTGGTGGCAGGTATAGACATGGACGTAATTTACACCTATGAGCCACCAGATTATGTAGGTGCTTTAGTACACGGACACTGTGGTTTGGTGGAGATTTACGCTGTTATGAATGGGAACACCGATCTGATCTTGGTTTTAAACGAGGAAACGATAGGAGATATTGAACGGCAGTTGTTGGAGCAACACGAAGAGATGCATGAAGACCGAGATTATTATTAACCGTGCCTGTGGCACGGACTTGAAACGCATACTGGAGAGATTAAGATGACACCAAAAGATAAAAGAGACTACTTAGAGCTGTTGCTCAAGGCTATCGCAGATCATGATGAAGATTTTAGCGTTGACATGCATACAGGAGCTGTGTGCTGGGAAATGGAGACTAATCAAACGGTGTATTGTACACCAGCATGGGAGTATATCGAAGACCCAACTTTAGAGTTGCCTGATGATGGGGATATAGGGATTACGTTCGATTGGATCGAAGACGATAAGGATAAGAGCGTGACCGTGACGTTTTACACCAGTTACGACAATATAGCTCTAGACGTATCAGACTATATGTACATATTGAAATGTTGGAGAGAGGAGTATTTTAAATGAATGAAAGAACATGGGAAGAGATAAACAAGGACATTGACACATGGAATCAACGTCAACATCGATTACGTTGTGAACAAGCTGAAGAGCTATATAAAGAAGGCTTGGAAGTTTTTCGTAAATACCTAGCTGGAGAAATACAATGAGCAAACTAGAAGAGTTAAAAGAAAGAGCAAAGCAAATAAGATCGAGCCGAAGCCATTGGGCTTCGAGCCAAGATGGGAGTTATGAAATGGCCTTGAGTGAAGCGGGGTATTACAGACTATTGAAAGAGATAGAAGACTTAGAAAAAGAAATTAACGGAGAATAAAAATGAAGTACGAAGTACAGACAAGATTCGGTAGAG